ATCCGGTGCGTTTGGTTTTCCTTTATCGTAATTTTTAACAAAATTATCAATTGCATTGTCTAATTTTTTTTCAATCTGACTATCTTTTTGTGGGGAAATGCCGTAACGTCCTCGGAAATAGTCAAAATTTTGAATTAGTGCATCAATTTCTCGAGCTGTTTTTGGATCTATTTGTTTAACTTTATTATATACATCAATCCATCGTTCTTTTTGTGCTTCATGTGTATTACTAGTATGTACGCCAACTAATATACCGCCGGCGACAACAAATGCTAATAAGATTTTATCTTTTATAGACATACTACCTTCTATAAGTAATTGATCATATATATCTAAATTTTTTGTATTAAACCGAATCATGTTTTCAGTTAAAATATTTTTTTTCATTTTATTCCCTATAGTTTAATATAAATATCAGCAAAAAAAAAATCCTCCCTAATTAAATGAAAATATTGATACAAACCAACCGAACAGTAAAAAAGTGCTAACATTTCTGCTAGCACTTAATTTTAGTATTTAATCTCTAAGTTTTATATATGCCATATATTGTCGTGTAGGATCTATTAATTGTAAACGCTTACTGTCATTCGTTATATCATAGTTCCATATAGTTGTACCAGTTGGGATAGGCAGTACTTCTCCAAATGCATTCTTCCATTGTTTTATAGAATTTTTTGATAAGTAATCAGGTGCTGGAAGTTTATTTATATGTGTAGGTTTACCATTAACCGTTTGAATGGTACCTCTTTTATTTTGTTTAAGATAGTTTAATTGTTTATCAGTCGGATATAAAATCTGCGTTTCTTGTTCATTCAAATTCTTAGTGCCAAAACGTCGCATATTTTCTGCTAGAATATTTTCATTCATTATAGTATCCTTTAAAGATTCTTTTTAATAAATATAAGCAAAAAAAAAATACTATTTTGTAAGATCCGAATAATTACGAGCTTTTTCTTGCAAATAAATGTCAATAGTATCTTTAGTCTTTTGCAAGTCTTGTTCAAACTTACCCTTATGGCGACATCTTACTATGCGTTTAATAATATCAAATTCATATGCATTAAGTTTCCACTCTTCTGCAAATTTATATAAACTTCCGTTTGTTCCTTGATAATGTTTCTGTGTATGCCCACTCATTTCTTAACTCCCTTTAACATGGTTTTAATTTCAGCTTCAGTATATCCATATAGTTGTAGTATTGCAGTGCATTCTGTTTGTGTCATGATTTCTACATAATCAGTTGCCTCTGTTTTGCTTACCAAATAGTGATGTGAAATTTGATCAATTAATTTGTCAGAATATTTATCATCCTTTTTGCCTTTAACATACTTAGCAAAACCTTTGGATGCTGGTAACAGATCATGATATAACTGATATGTTTCTTGTGGACGCAACAATCCAATTGTGTATGTTTGTAATTCATTGATAATTCCGCAGAATTCTTGTCGCATACTCAACCAACGATTCACAATATATGGACTAAATAGTTTCTGATCAGTTTCAGACCATTTTTTCCATTCTTTCTTTTTATGTGTGACCCCATCGACGAAATCAAATATTGTTGCGCCCTTTTTCTCGCTCATAGTTTGTATTTTGCTTTTAATCGTTCTTCAAACAGACTACCCATTGCAATTTCTAATATAACTGCATTATCCGGAATACCTGGAATTTTCTTTTCTAATACATCGTCAATGCTTTTATTTCGCAAAGTTTTCATTTTGGTTTTTGCATTGCTACGATTAGAAGTTTTAAATACAATCGTTACATCTTCTTTATGGTACGGGCTTGACATTATTTTTTAACTTTGATGGGTTGAAACTCTTCTGGGATAGCACCACAATCATCACATCTAAACACAGGAACCGGCACCATCGTGTCTTTATCACCACCTGTTAAGAATTTTGATACCTTGTTAATTGCTGTTACTTGGCGGAAATACATTCCGTCACATTCTTTGCATATAATCGGTTGCATATCATTTGGACCGATATTTACATTCAGTTTACTCATAGTTCTCCTAATAAATTTATAAACATTGCCATTATGTTGATTTCTTTATCGACCACACTAGCATCTTTATATTGTGATTCTGCAATAATTAAAATAACCGCGCCTATATGACCCGTTGCATATTCATCTAAATTGTCATACAGAAAAGTATACAATGGAGTAAAATCTCTAACTTTGCTATCCGCAATAATTTGTCGAATTTTACCAAACGCTCCTTGTTTATTTTTTGGATCTCGCAATACTTCTAGTATTTCAGTCATATAATTAGCTTGAATTGCACTAGCTTTATCTAATTGCAATTTTCCATTAACTACAGATGCTTGTGCTGCATTTATTGCTCGGCGAATATCTGGATATGATGTGTTGATAATAGATGCTATATCTTTAATATCATATTCAACTCCTTTTTCTTCTAACACCGCTACTAATCGTTTAGCAACATCCGTTTTACTTGGGGGAGTAATTGCAAATGTCTGGCAACGAGATTGAATTGGATCAATAATCTTTTCTACATAATTACAAGTCAAAATGAATCTAGTAGTCTTGCTATATGTCTCCATTAAGTTGCGAAGAGCTGCTTGGGCGTTAGGTGTTAAATAATCAGCTTCATCCAATATAATAATTTTCCAACGACGGAAACCTACTGTTGATGCATATCGTTTAATTTTATCTCGTACAGCATCTACTGAGTTTTCATCCGATGCATTGATATACATGATATCCGCGTCAACCGAGCCTGCAATGATTTTTGCCAACGTTGTCTTGCCAGTGCCAGCAGTGCCATAGAATAACAAATGAGGAACATCCCCATTAGCAATGAAAATTTTAACTTTCTCAATAATGTGTTCATTTCCAATATAACCATCTAATGTATCAGGTCGAAATGCTTCTACCCAAAGTGTATTTTCCTGTGTTCCAAACATAATTAATTATTTACCTGTTGATCCGAATCCACCTTCTCCTCTTTCCGAGTCTGATAAATCAGTGGCTTCTACTGCTTCTATTATAGGATATGGAATTATTACCAATTGTCCAATTCTTTCCCCAATTTTATATTTAAAAGATGCAGGACCTGCAGTTTTATTGAATGTGAATTGAATTTCACCACGATATCCACTATCAACAACACCTACTGAATTAGATAGTGCTAATTGGTATTTTCTAATAGATGATCTTGGAAATAATAATCCTACATGTCCTTCTGGTATTTCTACTGCAATTCCGGTTTGATATGTAACTTGTTCCGGCGTATCTGATAAATCTACCGCTACCATATCTAAACCAGCATCCCCAGCTGTTGCATAACTAGGGATAACTGCATCTAGATGTAATTTTTTAAATCTTACTTGCATATTCTTAATTCTGTAATTGCACCAACCAATATGATGATTCAAAATCAGCACCAACAAAATCAATACGTGCTAGTCCGTCTGGAGAAACATGCAATGTACCCATATCACCTTTATTTGCAATTAAAACTTCTTTTAGTTTGTCTGCCGAAAAACAAATAGGTTCCATATCTGTAACAGTAGTGCTGCCAATTTCAAATGAAATGTTATCTGCATTAATTGTCGTGTAATTGATTACAAAAATAATCTTACCACCTTTTACCGTAACTGCAAAATTCTTTGCATCAGGTAGTGCATTTTTTGCTTTGATAAATTTCGTAATGAAATCATCATCCACATTAATATCTACTAAATAATCTGGTTCAGCGTTAATACTAGGTACTGCTGGAATAACCGTCGTATCTGCTAACATGAATGTTAATTTAGTAGATCCTTCAGAGATTTTCATTGCATAATTCTTACCGCCAGTTTCTTGAACTTGAATATCAATTTTTTCTCCTACTGCACTTAGCATCTTTGTTAATGCCCCGGTATGATTGATACCTAATGAGCCTTTCATGAAAGACGTAGTCTTCCATTGCAACTTTCCTACGATAGTTTGGTCTTGGTCGATTAATTCACACCCAACACCGGTTTCATTTTCTTTCAATGTTACTGCTTCACAGTTTCCTGCCAAATAATAACGATTAATAAACGATTGTAACTTGCTTTTTTCCATTTTTACCTTTTAAAATTTAAAGAATTCTGCGAATTTATTTGCATCGGTAGTTGAGATGCTATCTCCACCGAATTTTTTATATGTCTTTTTGTATTTTGAATATACATGCATTGCATTGTCAGGATCTGCAAACATATCATGCAATGATAACACTACATTGAATAATTCTGCTGGTATTGCCGTTTCTAACAATTCTACATGGGAATCTACCATTTTATCAATATCATTAGCAATATTAACATAAAGATGTGTATTATGCACAACCATACGAGGCATACCTTCCTGTGAATAACGATCCAAACCATCTACTGTCTGTCCTCCTAAGTATTCATATGTAAAATCTCGACACGCCGGACAATCCATACTGCAAGGAACATGTTTAGTCTTATCAATATCAACAGATTCTTTGCCTTGCTTGATATGTGTCTTTCTTCGATACTCTGCATTTTTAGGAAAATACAATTCCGTAAAGGTTTGTGTTTTATAGTTACCGGAATGCAAATATGTTCCATATACAGGATATTGACCTGGCGAAGATGAATCTGTTGATAATTGTACTCGACCTTTTGTCAAATCATTCAACAATTTCTGCAAAGTTGATAGAATGAAGAAATCTGATATTTTTGAGATTGCTAACAAGTGCACAAATTGTACATGTTCTTTTTCAAATTCTCGTTCTTGAAGCATTAATGCAATTACATACATAAAATCTACAAGACGCTTAGGACCTCCAATACACCAACCATTGAAATCAAAGTCTTTGAACTTGTGATACCAAGTATTGTATTCTTCGTTGTATGTTCCTTGAATAACATTGAGGAATTTAGTCTTACCGGATTGATTCTTTTCAAACCATTTGAAATTATCAAAAGAAATATCCATTGAATCTTGAAAACGATTTTCAAATGTTACGCGAGGCGGAATATCTAAATTTGCTGCTACATCTGAGTTAGCTTCAAGCCAATGAAAAATCTTTTCACGAATTGTACTATCCCACTTTAATGCACCTGTTGCAATCTGGAATCCTCCTGAATCACCAAATACCAATACATCATCATCTAGACCCATTTGCTGACGGAAATCCATTTTCTTGTAATGGTGTCCTGCTGTGATCAAGAAATATGGATGTCTCCACTCTTCAGGATACTCTTTCCCGAAGAATCTCATAGTAGTTCCATCACTAAACTTTGAATCCTTCTTGAAAGCAGATACCATCGATCCTGCTGACAGTGACGGATAGTATATAAACTTTTTACTCATTAGTTACCTTTGTTATTAAAATATTCATTAATTAAATGCTGACAATACTCTTTTTCATGCCAAACATTAAGTTCTTCTGTTACATCGTTAACGATGATATATGCTTCCGTTCTACGACCTAAATCTGCCGTATCAGCAAAATCATAGTAACGATTATAATCATTGTTACATACTCGATCTAATACCTGTACAGCATCTACAACTGAAAATGGTGTGTACATTCGATTAGCCGGAATAAACTCCGGGAATGATCGGAAATTTGGGAATACTACATCACAACCAAAACAAGTAGATTCTAACACCGTCCATGATACATAATCTTGCAATGAACTATTAAATTGAATTCTAGCAGTTGCTAATTCATGATAATATTCTTCTTTTGTCAGATTGCTCATCAATCGGAATCGAGGTTGGTGTTCTGCTAACCGTTGCATTGCTTCAACGACACCAGGCACCATTGATTTAAATGATTTACCTGATGTTGTTACGTGCCAAACATAATCTGGATTATCTTTTAAGAATAATTCAGCAACTTTCATCATAAAGAACGGATTCTTTTCTTTGTCAAATCGACTTGAATACACAATCTTGTTTTCTTTAGGATTACTTGCGTTATATGCAGGATATTTTGCTAATGTTAACTCTTTATGCAATGGCAATGATACAACATGTATTGGAGCTTCAAATCCGGCTTCGCGAAGTTGATCTCTGTGTATTGTTGATCCAACAAATATACCAGACATTCTTTTATCCAATCCTAATTCGAATCCTCGCATCCATTTACGCATTGGCCAGGTAAAATCATATTCATCTACGCTCTGTGCATGTAACATTGCATATATCTTAACTGATATGCCGTATAGGTCCAATGCATACAATATAGATTCAATACCCGGGTGCCAATAATCTTGCAAAAATATAATATCACCATCCTTAACTTGATCTGCATTGAGCATATCCAGAAAATTGCTACATTGACTCATAGCAAACTTACCTCTGCCTACTGCATCTAATACCGCTCCAACTTTAATTTGTTGATCTGGGTCAAATTCTCCCTCAACATCAACGTATTCAATTGCTCCTACTTTTTCATAAGGTGCAAAGGTTGCTGGCATCCATTCTTTTGAAAGCTGATATGTGTATCGAGCTTTTAGTGGTTCTAAACCAAAATAAAATAATTTTCTCATCGTTCTATGATTGCTCCGTTTTCGTTATCTTCCCAAACTTCTACTTTATATAATGCAGGAAATGATTCTAATAACCATTCTCCAATATCTTCACATGACATTCTACCAAATTCTAATACATTTGTTTCTGCACTAGTAAACCCTATGCGAAGTCCTTTTTGTATCTTACGGTTCAATAAAATGAATTCTTCATCGCGATCTGTATGCGTTACAGATGCATAGCATTTAAAATGAAACATATGTCGATGCCTATCAGACAAGAATGCTACTTCTGGAAATATGTCTTTTGCTTCAGGCCAACAATGAAAGCCTTCAATACTAAATGTTACTACTACGCTATATTTCATATTTCTTCATCAAATTTATAGTTATCTGGATTGATTTCCATCATATTGAGTTTAGTAACTTGATGAACACGATACCAACCAGCATCTACACTAAATGTATCGGTATCTTTTAGCAGTTGTACTGCATCGTCTTGTACTCGATATATAATGTGGCATCTATTAAACAGATCCGTAGGAATGTTCTTTAAAGTGTCTTTATTGGCTTCGATGGTTACTATGCAATTAGTAGAATCTAATATATGGCGGATGATTGAAAGATATTGACCGTTATCATGAATTTTACTCATATATTCAATAGTAAAATAATAATGTGGATATTCCTTATAAGATTCTACTTGAAGTTTGTTATTAATCAATTCTCTAACAAAGAATGTCATAATATCAGAATAACGACCTTCTACTTCTCGGCCTCGCCATTGTTGTTTACCGTACATATAACTTTTTATTTAATATAATAAATTTATTACTATTTTCCAAATGAAAAGAACTTTGCTGCATTATTATTTTCTGGCAAACCTCCCCAATTCATTGC